ATGGCGAGAAATGAAGTTAAGCCTGATTGGCATCCTCAAAGAATCTTGGGGGAAGTCAGAGCCAGAGAAGGAAGTATGAGGGCGCTGGCACGTAAAGCTGGTGTAGGTCAGAACAACCTGTACAACGCGGTATACCGTCATGTTCCCAAGTATGAGGGGATTATTGCGGAATGCCTGGGTGTGCCACCCGAGGAGATTTGGCCCAGCCGCTACATTCGTAAGGTCGCGTAATTATGTTTGCTTCAGTTAAAGAGCTGGTTGGATTACCGGGAATGCCGGGAACGGAGCAAGGCGTCCGCTATTCAATCAGGAAGTATGCAACCAGCGAAACCAGCAGACGCCGCCAGGAAGGCACTAAAGGTTTTGAATACAGCATCGACTGTTTACCTGAAGTGACGCAGCAGGCATTACGTGAACGCTACGCCCTGCAACTGATGACGCAAAAAGCCGATGAATCACCGGCTCCGGTGGTGACAAAGGCCAGACGCTCACCTGCCGTGGTTGATGCGGTGGAGGCATATCGCGGATCACCCCAACTGATGGTCGAACGCCTCAATGCCCTGACTGAAAACCAACGTAAAGTGGCAGAGGCACGAATAGCGATCGTCAGCGAGGCGCTGAAAATCGCGCAACAACCCGGCTTTAGTTGCGCTAAGGCTATCCGGTTCCTCGTTAACAGCCTGGCACGATCACAACTGGACGAGCGCATTGTGGCAATGGTTGAGACGGCGAACGCCAAAAAGGGAAACAGCCGCGCGTTGAGTGAAATCACGCTGAAACGCTGGATTGCGGCCTTTAACAAGGCGCAGAACGCCGCTGAACGCCTGCTTTTACTGGCACCGGGTAAACGTCAGGAAATAAAAGCCGAAGATATTAACTGGCTGCCCGAGTTTCTGGCGCAGTATCGCCAGTCAAACGGCCGACCAATGACCGAGGCTTACGAGGATTTTGTCGCTGAATGGCAGCACCGGCACGCTGATGAGCCTTATATGCTCGATATCATGCCCTCTTATGACACCATTCGCCGCGCAATGAAGAAACTGCCGGAAGTGGTGAAACAAAAAGGCCGGGTTACCGGCAGTGAATACCGCCAGCTTGAGGGGTTCACTCGCCGCGACTGGTCAAAAATGCCGGTGAATTATGTCTGGATTGGTGACGGTCACGGCATGAAGCTGAAATGCGCACACCCGGTTCACGGGCGGCCATTTGCACCGGAAGTGACCTTTGTTATCGACGGCGGCACGCGCTTTGTGGTGGGCTGGAGCCTTGACCTGGCTGAAAATGTTTTCGCCGTAGCCGGTGCCATACAGCACGGTATTCGACATCACGGCAAACCGTTTCTGTATTACTCGGATAATGGCTCGGGGGAAACCGCCGACGTCCTGGATAAGGAGATTGTGGGGATACTGCCGCGACTGGGGATTAATCACCCGACCGGGATTGCCGGTAACCCGCAGGGACGGGGCATTATCGAACGGCTTAACCGCACATTACCGATGCGCATAGCCCGTAAATACCGCACCTATTTCGGGAAAGGTGCAGATCGCGAGACGTTACGTAAAACCAACCGCGATTTACGCTCGGCATTCAGTGCCCTGCAACAGGGCAAGCGGCTGAACGCCCGGCAGCAGTCAGCGATGCGTGATTTACCGTCCTGGTCTGAACTGATTGATGCCATTCGTGACGGCGTTGAGTGGTACAACAACCGGCCGCACGATGAATTACCCATGAAGCCGAACGGTAAACATTACAGCCCGGCGGAGTTCAGAAAAAAACGCCTGGCGGAAGAGGACACGGAAATTGAATGGCTGTCCGATGTTGAGCTGCGGGATATGTTCCGGCCGATGGTGGAGCGCCCTGTAAGACGCTGTGAAATACGCTGGCTGAATAATATTTACTACGCGCCCGAGCTGCGTGACGAGCATGGTCGTAAGGTGCTTATCAGCTATGACATTCATGATGCTGAGCGAATTACCGTGCGTCGCCTGGATGGCAGTGTGATTTGCGAGGCGGTATGGGACGGCAATAAACGCGAAGCCTTCCCGGTCAGCGCGGAATACTACAAACAGCAGCAGCGCCTTAAAGGTATGCGTAAACGCGCAGAGGAAAAAATCCGTGATGCCGAGGATGAGGTTGTCAACGTGCTGGAGCACAAGCCACAGGAGCCATGGCTGGAAAACATATACCGCCCGGTAGGTAATACGGTGGCCGTTCAGAGACCTGCCGTTGATGATGAACCTGATGACGAATACGAGCGTAACTTCCAGCGGGGATTGCAGCTGCTGGAAGCGAAATTAAAAGAAAATGATCCGCTGGCCTGAAATAAAAAAATAACCCGAGCGGCGACTCAGGTTATTTGATTAAACAAAGGAACTACACAAACGCGAGGTAATAATATGACCGATATAAACGATGTAATCAAGACCATTGATGAACTTATTGATGGCGGCGTGCTGACGCAGTATGCCATCGCCAGAGAGGCGGGAATTTCCGACGGCACATTATCGGCTTTCCGTAAGGGAAAATATAAAGGCGATAACGCTGCTGTGGCTGCTTCCCTGCGTTCCTGGTATGAGAACTGGAATAAACAAAGCGCACTGCCGGAACCGCCGCAGTTTGTGGAAACGCAGACAGTCCAGGAGCTGCGCGCGTTGTTTCAGGCGGTTCGCCTGATGGGCTGTATTAACGTCATTGTGGGCGTACCGGGTGTGGGTAAAACGGCCACGGCCCGCAATTACTGTCAGGAGCAACCGAACACCTGGATGATCACCCTGTCGCCCGCGCATTCCAGCGTCACGGAGTGTATGCTGGAGCTGGCAGAGGAACTGGGGATTGATTACACCCGCGCGAACAAGGGGGCGTTATCCCGCGCCATCCGCCGTCGCCTGATGGGAACTCGTGGACTGGTGATTGTTGATGAGGCGGATCATCTTGGTATTGACGGTCTGGAACAACTGCGTGCAATCCAGGACGCCACGGGGATCGGGATGGTGCTTATTGGTAACCCGCGCGGACTGTTTAAGGGTGGACGCCGCACCGTTGATGATTTATCGCGCCTGTTCAGCCGTCTTGCCCGTACAAAACAACTTCGCAAGGCCAAAAAGGCGGATGTGCTGGCTATTGCCAGGGCATGGGGGATTAGTGGTGAGGCCGAGCTGGCTGTCATGCAGGCTATCGCTGAAAAGCCGGGAGCCTTACGCGTTCTGACACATACGCTTAACCAGGCGTGGATCACCGCCAGCGGTGAAGGTGCCGCGCTGACAGAAAAACATATTAATGCGGCCTTTAAAGAGGTTTATACCAACCCTGAATTACTCTCACAGGTGTGATTATGGCTGCATTTAATATTCCTGATATCTACGGACGCTTTTACCTGGTGAATTTCGATAACGTGAAAGTGATTTCACTGGCCGAAAATAAAGAATGTGGCGATTTACTTTTTGAATTTAATGACCGCACGCGAATGGTGATATCTGCCGGACTTGATCGCGAAGGTGCGACAGAGGTTTACAGTGGAATATGCCGTTCTGTTGGTGCAAAACAAGTCAGCTAAATGAGGTGTTATATGAATATGCAATCCTGCGGTAACAAAATGAATTTATTCGACTCCCTGAACAGCGCACGCCGTCTGACTGAACTTGCCGGTGCAGTGCTGGAGCGCAGCAAACGCTACCCACAACGTTATGCCCTGAAAACCACGCCGCCGGTAAACGAAGTTAAGGGAACCGGTGAAATTGAAATCACTGTTCAGACCAATGGCCTGCGCCGCCGTGTAAAAGCCACCCGCATAAGCGGATGTACGGTCTACTGGGAAGTATGAAGTTACTTCATGGTTCGGCTCTGTCATCAGGTCAGACGCCGGATGAGTTATTAAGACGAAATGAGGACAACAGGATGAGCAAAGTACGCGTTATTTTTGAATTTAACCACGTAATGCATGAAGTAAAGCCAGCCGGTAATGATAGTCAGGAAATCACGGAGGGGGTTACTGCCACTGTAAAAATCGAACGTGATACGGAGAACAGACCGACAGGACCCTGTGATGTTTATGCTCAAATTCTTAAATATCACAGCCCCACAATTATTCAGTTTCTGACAGATGAACTTCAGGGTTCCATGCAGGCTATGGGGGTGAAAAGCAGCATTGAGCGCCGTTCTTTGCAGAACGCACCAGATACATTGCAATAAGGAAAAACAAAATGGCAAAACGCGTTACAAAATTAAAGGCCGCAGCCGAGGCCGCACCGCAGACCCGCGAAGAAGTCAGCCGTGATATCCGCACCCTGGGCGATATTCAGCGAGAGGCGCTGCGCCTGGAAACGGCAATGAATGACGAGGTGGCTGAAATCACCGCCCGTTATACGCCGCAGATTGAAAATCTTAAAAAGCAAATCAAAGTGCTTTTTAAAGGGATTCAGGACTGGTGCAAAACCAACCGTGATGAGCTGACGAACGGCGGCAAAACCAAAACAGTCAATCTGACCACCGGAACGGTGTCATGGCGGCTGGGAACGCCATCATGCAGCGTCAGCCGTGATGTGGAAGGTGTGATTGAAATGCTGCGCCGTATGGGGCTTGAGCGATTCATCCGCACGAAAGAGGAAGTGAACAAGGAAGCCGTCCTGGCGGAGCCGGATGCAGTGAAAGGCATTGCCGGTATTAAGGTGAATAAAGGCGCTGAAAGTTTTTATGTCGAGCCTTTTGAACAGGACGCCGGACTGAATAAATAACACCGCATTAAATCTTTAAATATCACATCGTTTTAAGTATGGCGCTCGCGTCAGGGGACTGCTTGCGCCTGAAAGCTGAAAATAAGGAATCGGAAATATGGCATATTTTTATTTCAAATTAGACCGTGTGCAGACAAATAAATATTTCACCAAATATCAACAGACTGTTTTACCGCTACGCAACAGTATTCTTCGGGCGTTACTGAAAAATACAGGCGCTGCCGGATTGCGCTTAAAGCCGTTCGCCATGGACGTAATCAGTGAGTTTTATTTTTCTGGTGCTCTGCCTGCGGGCTGGCGTAAGCGCGATGATGTGGCTTTTATCGGTGGCGGACAGTGCTTTATAGCCAGACCTGATAAGTCATGCCCTGAAGGACCGGCTATTGCCGCAATGATTGAGGCCGCTGAACGCGAGTTAAGAAAGCGTCCTGATTTCCTTGTCTGGCTCTGTGAAAAGCTGGGAGTAATGAGAATCCCCTCCATGTTTAACACAGACTCCTGGTGGACCCCGTCGCTCTCCCGTAATGCGATGTGTGTGGTGTTTAAAGTAGGCGCTTATGGCAGGGAAATAAACGGCTGTATTCCTGAAGAATGCCAGAAAATTAAACGTTCTGAATATGTGGCGCTTACGGAGGAATAATTCATGATTGATGCAAAAGTGCTTGAAGGGGTTAAAAACTGGCTGCGTTTTTCTGGCCGTCTGACCAGCCGTTCTCTGGCAGAAAAAATGAATATGCCGCCATCCTCCATGGTTTATTTTCTGCGTGATGCAGTCGATGCAGGCGTGCTGACGGACCGTAACGGTTTTTATGATATTCCGCGTCCCCGCCCGGTGCAGCCGGTTCGTCGCAAATGCAGCCAGGAATGTGCGGCTGATGATGTTCAGTGGTGCAGCTTCAGAAAATCCCTGCCGTGGATTGAGGGGCATGATATTCCGTCGATGGCGTGGGAATTTGCTCAGGGCGTTCTGACCTGTGAAACCGTTTATGTGGTGGCTGAAGTTGATGAGCAGGCCATGAAAGAAGGCGTACCCCAGTTTGTGATGGCGTATATCGACATTCGCCTGGGTGTCATTATCTGCGGTTTAAGCGGCTGGAATATCACCGCGCGTGTTCTGCGCTACCTGATTGTTGACCGGACAGCAGCGCCTGCCGGGATATCTGCGGAGGTGGCGTAATGTTCTTTAAAACATCAAACCCTTCCGCGCTGGCTGCGTGGCAAAAATACCAGCAGGACTGCCAGAAAGTTAAGGATGAGGCAAAACGCCTTGAGGCCGTGCTGAATGTTGCGTGCCGGTCGGTATTTGTATCCGGTATCAGTGGATTTTGTTTTAAGGGGCTGCGCTTTATGGATGACAAATATCCTTTTCATCGCGACTTATGGAGAAAACCGACTGCGTCGAATGGCTGGAGCTGCACGCCGCGCACATCACGTATCCCTAAAACCCTGCGTGTTGCCTCTGATGAACTGAACATTCTGTGGCGTGAATATTCGCCCGTCACGTATGCCAGAACCGATGCCCTGTTGTTCTGGCTGGGCATTGACTTCTCAGCAATATTGTATGGTCCCGTGAACTGGTTCTGCGTTGACAATGTGATTTATCTTCAGTGCGAAGATGATTCCGCAAAACGGAAAATGACCGAAATTCTGTCTGATGAGTTTTATGCTGCTGAAAAGCGAGTCAGGGGGTGATGCATGATGAAATTACAACCCATGGGACGAAAAGGTCGCGCCCCCGCTCATGTCCGTCCGTGGATACCTGAAGAAGATGCGCTGCTGATTGCGCTTTATTCATCCACCCCGGTTAAGGATATTGCTGCCAGAATAAAAAGAACTGTCTGGGCTGTATATAACCGGACTGGTGTATTGCGCAGTTCATACCCGGAGTTACTGAAATATAAACACCCCAGATTTACACCTGATGAAGATAAGTTTATTCGAAAAAATGCCAGAACAATGACCTGCCAGCAAATGGGAGAATACCTCGGACGTAATAAAGATTCTGTCAGATGTCGGGCAGGAATGATTGGTGCCGGATTAACAAAGTGCGGAGAGTTACGCCCCGGCACGCGCATATCTGATGATGATGTACGTCTTATACGTGCGCTGCGTGATTCCGATTACCCACGCCGTCTGTCATTCCGGGAAATTGGCGAAAAGTTTGGAATATCTGAACATTCTGCTCACGCAGTTTATTACCGTCGCCGGACCGCCGAGGACGCTGTATTACGGGAGTTAACGCCATGATAAAGCGACTTATACTTTTCGCAATTATCGTTCCAGTTGGGGTGGTTGGTTTTATATTTTCGGTTACAGGAAATCTGTCCATGATGCCAGATATATGGTTCTTTATCAGGATGTCGCTCTTCCTGTTTATTATGAATCTTCTTATCGACATATATATCCGTATTACTGGAAAACATAAATGAGAAAAATTACGTCCTTGTCAGCGTTACAGGAGATGAATATGAGTATTGAATTAAGATCGTCTTATGAATATAGAAAAATTCTCATCGCCGGAGGCATGAAACCGGAAGATGTGGAAAAAATCGTTTCTTTTATGGATAAGGAGTATGACAAACTGGATGTGCCAGAAATTATTATGGATGACATGATTCTGGATTCAGTCGTGGCGTTAAGTCCGTTATGGATTGTGCATTCTCTTGCGGAAATTGCCAAAGGCACCGATAAACAGGCAGCTGTTGCTGCCCTTCAGACGCTTAATGAAATGCGTATATCTCCACGCCCGACATTAATACAGATGATTCTGTCCAGTATGGAGGATAAAGTAAATGAATAGTCTACCCGCTGGATGGGCGCGCCCTCTGATGGCTAAGAAGCATCATTTTTTAAAACAGGCGATAATATCAGTATATGTAGGCGGTGGTTATATCTGGCTCATAATCGCGAGCCGGATACATTTGAAAGCCCTGATGACTGTGCCGAATGTCGCAGAAGACTGAATAAGGAGAAAGATAATGGACAGTAGTTCGCAGTTGTTCTGGTGTTTATATATCACATCGTTTTTCGGTGCATTCGTCATTACACGATGGCTGTGCCGGAAAGTTATCAGTATTTTTCATAAAAAATACCTGATTGGGCTGGCGACGACTTCTCTGATTAATGCACTTGCCAGATATCATAAGGGGGAATACTACTCAAGAATAAAAACTGATGATGGTTTTAATATTTTTGTGATTCCTCCGGAGTATCGGGTTCAGCTCGATCGGGAAAATAATATCTATCATATCAGCAGGAGTGTTGATACAGCATGAGAGGGAAACTGATATCCGCTATTCATGTGGCAAAGCGCGAGCTTGCCCTGGATGATGAGATCTACACATCCGTACTACTGGAAGCCACCGGCAAAACCAGTTGCCGGGATATGTCACCGGATGAGTTATCCCGCGTGCTGGATGTTTTCAAAAAACGCGGTTTTAAAGTGCGTCAGAAACCGGTTAACCGGGCCTTAAAACCGGGTACGGTGACCGCCAAAATTCGCGCCATCTGGAAGGTGATGCACCGGCAGGGCTTTATCTCTGATGGCGGGGAAACAGCCCTTAACCACTGGGTGAAATCGCAGACGGCCGCGCAGAACGGCGGCGAAGGTGTGGCTAACTGGCAGTGGCTGGAGCAACACCCCGCGATGGCCTCTGATGTGCTGGAGCGTCTCAAACGCTGGCACCGCCGCAAAATGCTGTCTGTACTGGGGATGCCAGCACATACAGTGATGAGTTATGAGCGCGTTTGCAGGCTGTATGAAAAATCATTCCCCCGTTAACCCCAAATCCCGCCACAGCGCGGGATTTTTATTTTAAACTTGCCTTGTGTAATGATGACCGGAGGCGGGTATGGCTGAAACACAGATGAGCATGTTTGGTGACAGCGAACAGCTGCACGCGCTGATTGACCGTCTGGATGACATTCCTGATGATGAGCTGAAAAAAAACTGGCCCGGCACGCTGCGGGACCTGGTTGATGTGATCAGTGCTGAACTGCACCGTCAGGGGATTGAACCTGCTCAGGCGGGAATGCTTGCCCGTAAAGTTGCGGCTGCACAGGCCGGGTACATGGGCGGGCGTGGTTATTATCTCCCGGTCGGTGAATCCCTTTTCACCGAACTGCGCAATAATGAAATTTTTTCCCGCTGGAGCCAGGGCGAAAAAATTGAAACCCTGCGCCGCCACTACCAGATGTCAGAGACGCAGATTTACTCCGTTATCCGCAACCAGCGTCGCCTGCATCAGGAACGCACGCAGCCCCGGCTTTTCTGATATTCCGCAAATCCTGCCCCCTTTTTTCCACGGTTACGCTGACTCAGAGAACACCATGAGACAGCGTAACAATGCCAAAACTCCCCGCGCCCCTGCGTAAAAAGCTGATTGCCCTTGTTCTGGCCGGAGCCGGGACGTTCACCATTGCCACGCACTACACCGGCTACTGGGAAGGGAAAGAAAACACCACGTACACTGATCCCACCGGCACCCTCACCATCTGTTACGGCCATACCGGCCCGGATGTGAAACCGGGGATGACAAAAACTGATGAAGAATGTCTGGCGCTGCTGGAAAAGGACATGAAATGGGCCTTTGCGGCTATCGATCGTCATGTTCAGGTGCCGCTTACCCGTGGTCAGACGGTGGCGCTGGCCTCCTGGATTTTCCAGGCCGGTGAAACGAACTTTCGCAACTCCACGCTCCTGCGCCTTATCAATGCCGGGCAGATGCCCGCGTCCTGTAAGCAGTATATCCGCTGGATTTATTCAAAGGGGGTAAAACTCCCCGGTCTTGAGGCCCGCCGTTCGGCGGATGAATGGTTATGTCGTTACGATTTGCCGAAAGTCTGAACCGCTTCTGGCGACCGCTCATGATTGCGCTGCTGTGTGCCGTTGTGCTGCTGCGGGGTGTGCTGTGGCTGCGGTGAACAATCCCTTACCGGCCCTGATTGCCGGAGGCTGTATGGCGGCGCTGGGGGTGATGAGCGTGCTGGCTGCCGTGGTATGGGGAATGCACCAGAAGACGCAGCGCCTTGAGGACAATAATCATGTGCTTGTGCGTGAACGGGACGAAGCCCGTCTGGTGCTGGCAAACCAGCAACGCATCCTGCAACTCATTTCACAAATCAGCAAGGCGGCCACGAATGAAAAACAGCAGAACATGCAGCACAGCGAGGAACAGCAGAGCATTGTCCGCCGGTCGCTGGCAACGGTGCCTGCGGCCTCTGTTCCTGTGCCTGATGATGTGGCTGACCGGGTGCGGCGGGCCGTCTGTGAAATACGTGCCGGTGAAGCCGGTGCCGATCCCCGCTGAATGGCTGGCTGACTGTCTGGTCCCTCCTGTGCCGCAGCCGTTCACATTTGGCGCATCGGTCACTTACAACCTGCAACTGCTGGCGGTGATTAAGAACTGCAACGTGGACAAGGCCAGCATCCGCCGTCTGGAGGCACAGCGACAGCATGAATTTACTGATATGGCCGGAACGACTGCTGTTCCGGCAGGAAAGACGAAGTAAGGAAAAAGGTATGGATGATTCAGATTGTGCTCAGGCAGTCATGGAGCGGGCAACAGAACGCGCCCTTTGTGACCGGCTGACACGTAAGCGCCGGGTGGTGGAGGCACCAGGCAGGCGTGTATGCGCGGACTGCGGGGGTGACATTCCGGCTGCCCGTCTGGTTGCCGTGCCGGATGCCATCCGTTGTGTGAACTGCCAGAACATCATGGAGGCCGGTCATGTGGGTCAGTATCGTTAAAGATTATGTCGTGCCGATCCTGTCGGCCACGGCCACGGCCGGGGGGATCTTTATGGCGCTGATGCGCAAAACCTTTGTCCCCCGCGAGGCCTTTGAAAAACTCTCCGACCGGGTTGAGCGGGTGGAGAGCCGGATTTCCGGCCTGCCCACGCAGCAGGAGGTGAACAGACTCAATATCGAAATCACCACCCTGCGCGGTGAGCTTAAGGCCACCAATGCCACCCTGAAATCCGTCTCCCACCAGAACGAACTGCTGCTGGAGCAGGCTGTAAGGAAAAAAACACAATGAGTGATTTCATTACTGAAGATCAGCGTCTTGTCATTCTGCGGTCGCTGGCGGATTACAACGGCGAACTGGGCGAATCCGTGCTTCAGGACTGCCTGGATGATTACGGCCACCGTGTGTCCCGCGACACCGTTCACACCCACATTGCCTGGCTTGCCGAGCAGGGACTAGTGCGTAAGCGCACGCTTGTTAACGGTTATTTCATCGCTGAACTGACCGGCCGGGGTCAGGATGTGGCGGAAGGTCGTGCCACTGTTCCGGGTGTGAAGAAACCACGCGCAAGGGGGTAACGATGGATAAGCCAACGCGTGGCCGTGTACGCAAGGTGGATTTGCTCCCCGACAGCATCCGTAAGCCGCTGCTGGAAATGCTGCGTGAAAAACGCCTGACGCAGGTCCAGATCCGCGAGGAAATCAACCGTCTGATCCGTGAGGCAGGCCTGCCGGAAGAGCAGCAGCTTTCACCGGCGGCCATCAGCCGGGAAGCCTCCCGTAATGAGCTGATTGCCCGTAACCTGCGTGATTTGCGCGAGCAGACAAAAGCCATGATGGCCGAACTGGGGGACAAGCCAACTGGTGAAACCACGGCACTGATTCTGGAAATGTCCCGCGCCCTGATGTACCGCCGTCTGCGTGCTGCCACCGAATCCCTGAACAGCGACAGCGATGTGGATATGCGCCTTATTAAGGACATCCTCCTGTCGGCACAGCGTGCGGAAAGTGCCGCCGAGCGCAGCATTAAGCGTGAAAAAGAAATCCGGGCCGCATTTGCTGAAGAGATGGCGAACGCGGTCACCGATGAGCTGCGCGGCGTGGATGGCATGAGCGAGCAGATAGAATTCCGTATCAGGCAGATGCTGCTTGGTAAGGCGTAGGAGGTGAATCATGGCAACAGACTGGTTTAGTTATGAGTAAAAGAACAGGCGAAGAAAAAATTAAACCAGATACGGGGCTGATAAAACTTTCACCTCCCCGCAAAATTGATCTGTCCGGTGAAAAAGCCATGCTGGGCGTGGATGTGCCGGACAGCCTTGATTTGCCAGGTGATATGCCGGTGTTTCTGGATTATCAGGCCCGCTGGTTTGCGGATGAAAGTCAGGTCTGCATCGCGGAAAAATCCCGCCGCACCGGTCTTACCTGGGCGGAAGCCGGGCGTAACGTCATTACTGCTGCAAAACCGAAGCGTCGTGGTGGCCGCAATGTGTTTTATGTGGGATCAAAGCAGGAGATGGCGCTGGAATATATTTCTGCCTGCGCGCTGTTCTCCCGTGCCTTTAACCAGCTGGCAGATGCTGATGTGTATGAGCAGACATTCTGGGATCGGGATAAAAAAGAAGAAATTCTGACCTACATGATCCGCTTTCCGAACAGTGGATTCAAAATTCAGGCATTGTCTTCCCGTCCGTCAAACCTGCGCGGCCTTCAGGGAGATGTGGTGATTGATGAAGCCGCGTTCCACGAGTCACTGGATGAGCTTCTCAAGGCGGCAATGGCGCTTACCATGTGGGGCGCACGCGTGCGCATTATTTCCACGCATAACGGCGTCGATAATCTGTTTAATCAGTACATTCAGGAAGCCCGCGAGGGGCGCAAGGATTACAGCGTCCACCGCATAACCCTGGATGATGCCATTGCGGACGGATTATACCGTCGTATCTGTTACGTCACCGATCAGGAATGGTCACCGGAAAGCGAGCAGAAATGGCGTGATGATCTCTACAAAAACGCCCCGACCCGTGAGGACGCCGACGAGGAATACGGCTGTATCCCGAAAAAATCCGGCGGTGCCTATATTCCTCACGCGCTTATTGAAATGGCGATGATTCGTGACATCCCGATTCTGACGTTTGAAGCCCCGGACGACTTCATCAGCCGTGCCGCATGGCTGCGTGAATCGGAAGTTTTAATCTGGTGTGAAGAACATTTAAAACCGCTTACAGAGAAATTAAATCCCCGTTCCCGCTTCAGCTTCGGGGAAGACTTTGCCCGCACCGGTGACCTGTCCTGCTTTGTGCTGCTGGAAATCACCGAACTCCTGGCAAAGCGCGAGGTGTTTCGCGTGGAGCTGCGCAACCTGCCGTATGCCCAGCAGGAACAGGTGATGATGTACATCCTGACCCGCGTTCCGGCGCTGGTCGGTGCGGCGTTCGACGCCACCGGTAACGGCGGCTATCTGGCAGAGGCCGCACTGCTGGCCTTTGGCCCGGACATCATCGACTGCGTGATGTTGTCGCCGAAGTGGTACGGCGAGTGGATGCCAAAACTGAAAGCCGAGTTTGAAGATCAGAATATCCTCGTCGCCCGCCATCAGACCACGCTTGATGATTTGCGTCATGTGAAGGTGGTGAACGGTGTCCCGCAAATCGACAAGGGGCGCACGAAGGACCAGAACGCAACGGCTGTGAACGCCCGCCGCCATGGTGATTTTGCCGTGGCGCTCTGTATGGCAAACCGGGCCTCATACATGGAGGGGTTCATCCTGGATGAATCGGCCTGTCAGGCGCTGCCGGAGCGGTCGCGGGCCATGGAGGGCGGTTATCGTGATGACGATGAGGCATATCATGAATTTGATCGGGGGTGCTGGTAGTGGGACGCATCATTGATACTGACGGAAAACCTTTCTCCTTTGACCCGGAGATGCAGAGTGCCGCGCTGGATATTCCGCAGATTGCCAGCCGTTATATTGAACATCCGGCCTCGGGTATCACCCCGAACCGGGCGGCACAATGCCTTCGCGGGGCTGAACGTGGCGATCTGATTGCCCAGTCCGATCTGGCGGCTGATATTGAAGAAAAGGACACCCACCTTTTTGCGGAGCTGGGCAAGCGACGCCTTGCCATTCAGGGCGTGCCATGGAGCATTGAGCCGCCGCCGAACGCCAGCGCGAATGAGAAGAAGGACGCGGAAATGCTCGACGAGTATCTGCATTCCGCCGACTGGTTTGATGCCATGCTGTTTGATGCCACCGATGCCATCCTGAAGGGCTATTCCTGCATGGAGATTGAGCACGGGATGCTCGGTAAGATGCACATCATCCGCGCCATCCGATGGCGTGACAGCGGGCATTTCTGCCTTAACCCGGATGATTTGAGCGAGCTGCGACTGCGTGACGGCAGCCATGCCGGGGTGGCGTTTCAGCCCTTTGGCTGGATAGTGCATCAGTCTCGTTCACGGACCGGTTATGGCGGCGCAACCGGGCTTGTCAGGACGCTTATCTGGCCGTTCATTTTCAAAAACTATTCCGTGCGCGATCTGGCGGAATTTCTGGAGGTGTACGGCCTGCCGATGAAGGTCGGGAAATACCCGTCCGGGGCAACACCGGAGCAGAAAAGCGCCCTGATGCGGGCGGTAATGGATATCGGGCGACGTACAGGCGGGATCATCCCGGCCGGGATGTCGCTGGAGTTTCAGGCGGCAGCGAACGGTCAGGCCGATCCGTTTGAAACCATGATTTCGTGGGGAGAGCGTTCCATCTCCAAAGCAATTCTCGGCGGCACGCTGACCACGGAAGCCGGAGACAAAGGTGCGCGCTCGCTGGGTGAGGTGCATAACGAGGTGCGCCGGGAAATCAGAAATTCTGATTTACGCCAGCTGGCGGCCACGCTGAACCGCGATCTGGTGTATCCGCTGTACGCCCTGAACACCACCCACGCCATTGATATCCGTCGCCTGCCGCGTATCTGTTTCCAGACAAAAGAGCCGGGTGACATCACCAAAATCACCAGTGCTGTGATGCAGCTCAGTACAGGGATGGATATTTCTGATCCCTGGATACGGGAGCAGACCGGTATTCCGCAGCTCACGCCCGGTGAAGCCATCTTCCGTGTCCGTCAGAGTGGAAATGAGCCGGCTCAGACTGACAGGGAAACGCCGCAGGAAAAACAGGAAAAGACAGAACAGACGGCGCTGGCCGCCAGACTGCCGGAAGCGAAAAGCAGCCCCCGTGATGAGCTGGACGACATGGGCGATGCGGTGCCTGCCCGCCGGTTACAGGAGGCTATCGACCCGGTGCTGGAGCCGGTCATTGACGCCATCAGAACGCGGGGGCTGGCGGAAGCGCTGGCAGATCTGCCCGCCCTTTACCGTGAAATGGATGATTCCCGCCTGATGACGCTGCTCAGTGATGCGATGTTTGCTGCGGAAATGAAAGGGATGCTGGATGACACAGGGGATTGATTTAGGTTATGCCGCCACGCTTCCCTCAAAAGAGGCGGTGGCATACTTTCGCGCCAAAGGGGCGCATATCAGCTGGAACTGGTTCGAAACAAACGCGGATGTTCATGCCCGCTCATTCACGGCCGCAAAAGCGGCACGCCTGGACGTGCTGACCACGTTACAGGCCGAAGTGCAGCGTGCCATTGATGAGGGAATTTCACAGAAAGAATTTATCCGCACGCTGACACCCCGCCTGCAAAAGCTGGGATGGTGGGGAAAGCAGATTGTGGTGGACAGCGCCGGTAACGCGGAAGAAGTGCAGCTGGGCAGTCCCCGCCGTCTGGCGCTGATTTACAACGTGAACACCCGCGTGGCTTACAATGCCGGGCGTTACACGCAGATGATGAACAACACGGACACGCATCCGTTCTGGCAGTATGTGGCGGTGATGGACAGCCGCACCCGCCCGGCGCATTCAGCCCTTAACGGGCTGGTATTCCGCTATGACGATCCGTTCTGGAATACACACTACCCGCCCAATGGCTGGAACTGCCGCTGCCGTGTCCGGCCATTGTCTCAGGTCCGCCTGGATACGATGGGGCTGTCTGTTTCATCCGGTCAGGATCATCTCTCCACCCGCAATGTTGAGGCTGGCGTGGATAAACAGACCGGAGAAGTCAGAGAAATGCCGGTGACCACATATTCAGATGGCACGCGAACCATGACACCGGATGTGGGCTGGTCATATAACCCCGGCTCGGCGGCGTTCGGCACAGACCAGGCGCTGATCCGCAAACTGATCGAAGTGAAAAGTCCGGCGCTGCGGGAAATGGTGGTTCAGGAGATGAATAACAGCCCGGAGCGGCAGCTGGCGTTCCGCATCTGGGCAAAAAATATCATGAAGACCCGGCGCGGTGGTCACGATATCCGTACGCTGGGCTTTATGACCGAAAGTATTGCGCAGGCGGTGGAAAGCCGGACGGGAACACCTCCGGCCCGCCTGCTGGCGATGAGCGGTAAAAATGTGCTCCATGCGGACAGCGTGAAGCATCAGAATGACGGCATCGCCCTGACGCCGGAGGATTTCGGGCGCTTACCGGCAATGCTGGCAAAGCCAAAAGCGGTACTGTGGGACAAACGGCACAACAATCTGATGTATATCGTGGAAAACCAGGATGGCAGTGTGCAGATTGCCGTTAATGCACCGTACAGTCTGAAACGTCAGCCCGACAAACTGGATGTGATTGTGAATGCTTACCGGGTTATCAATATGGATAAGCTGAAATCGGATATCCGGGGCGGAATGCTTGAGGTGCTGGAAGGACAAATTGATTAACGGTCAGTGGCGGGGGTCGAACCCGCATACATGATCCACCCGGAGGCAGGCACCGACTTTACCAGTTAAGCGTACACTGACCGCCTGTTTATTTTATATTCATCCTTTATGCGGAGGCAATATGTCATCCATTGATGCAGCTGTCGTGGTGGACGTTACGCGTCTCCAGCGGGTCTTTGCCCGGCTTCAGTTTGTGGGCAGCGGAAAAGACCTGGCCCGCAGTGTGGCGTCCAGCCTGTTGTCATCGTCAGAAATGGCGTTTGAACAGGAAAAAGAGCCGGACGGCGAACGCTGGCATGACTGGTCAGATCCTTACCGCAAGTGGCGTACCCGTAAGGGATACACGCCCGGCAAAATCCTGACGCTGAACGGCGATCTGGCCCGACGCCTGACCACGGATTATGGCGACACCTGGGCGCTGATTGGGTCAAATGAGCCTTATGCGGCCATTCATCAGTGGGGTGGCCTGCCCGGTATGCCACCGGGACCGGCGGCCATTGGCGCACGTCCGTATATGGGCTTTGATCAGGTGGCAGAACAGGAGATCATGGACGAAATCAGAAAACGCTTTAAAAAGGCCACAGAAACGCCGTAATGGTTTAAGGTATGCAAACGTATTACCTTACCCCCTTCAGGCGCGTGTCGTGATTTTCTAACCTGTATTTAACGGGCTTTAAAATCTGCGTGAAGCGCCTTTCTCACCCCCCCCCTGTCAGCACTTTCTGAAGTCCCGCAAAACCAGCCCCAAAAATACCCGGCTTATGCTGCCGGTATGAAGACAGAAAATCCCCCAAAAGACGCAAATCGCCCCTCCGGTTTAGCCGTGCTTTCAGCTTCGCTGACTGCATCCGGCGACGGATGGTGTCAGTTACTGCCAGCAGGCAGGGTAAAGGCCCGTGACGGTCGCCCGGAAAAACCGGCTGAAGGCTGGCTGATTAACGAATCCGCCTGTAACCGGATGAAAGCCGGGCTTTTCGCCCTGCATCAGCCGTTACTGATTGATTATGACCACCACTCCGTGAATGCGAAGAAAAACGGATTCAAGGCTATTGCCGCAGGATGGGTTAAGCCGGAAAACATCGAATGGCGTGAGGGTCAGGGGATTTTCATTAAACCTGAATGGACGCCACAGGCACAAAAACATATTGATGACCGTGAATATGCCTATCTGTCTGCATATATGCATTATTTCGCTGACACCGGGGAACCCTACCTTTTGCGCATGGCTTCCCTGACGAATGATCCGGGTATTACGGGTATGAACCCTGTCGCGGCACTCAGTGCTGACGATCTCTATGTCGTTTCCCCTTCTCAGGAGCAATCCCCCATGAATGAGCAATTACGCCAGTTGCTGACGGCGCTCGGTCTGACCGTGGCTGACGGTGACGAATTTACACCGGAACTGGGCACGGCGGCGCTGTCTGCCCTTACCGGGATCAAAAACCGTGCGGATGCGCACGACACCCTGAAAACGCAGGTTGCCAGCCTGTCGGCAGAGCTGGAAACCGCAAAAGGCACACCGGCTGGCGGCACTATCGATCTGACGAAATATGTGCCCGTTGAGACGTATAACGCCCTGCGTACCGAATATGTCGCGCTGTCGGCACAGCATGGCAGCACCACGCTGGAGCAGCTGCTGGACAAGGCCGAATCCGAAGGGCGCATCTTCAAAAGCGAACGTGGATATATGGAAGGACTCGGCCAGCAGATTGGCGTGGCGGCTCTCTCAGCTCAGCTTGACGCCCGTCAGCCGGTTGCGGCCCTGACCGGCCTTCAGACTGACACCGTGACCGTGCCGGATAAAAAGACCGCCACCGCTGTGCTGTCGGCTGAAGATATCGCCGCCGCCCATCTGCTGGGTAAAACCGAAGCCGAGTTCCTGAAAATGAAAGAGGAAATGCAATAATGCCTACCCCGATTACACCGGCGATGATCACCGCCCTGATGACGGGCTACCGTTCTGATTTTCAGGCCGGGATGTCCATGGCCCCGTCGCAGTACCAGAAAATTGCGATGACCGTGCCGTCCACGTCGAAATCCAACACCTACGGCTGGCTGGGGCAGTTCCCGCAGTTCCGTGAGTGGATCGGCTCCCGCGTCATCGAGAAGATGAAAGCCTATGGCTACGCCATCGTGAACAAAACCTTTGAAGGCACCGTTGCCATCAGCCGCGATGACTTTGAAGACGACAATCTCGGCATCTACTCCCCGTTGTTCCAGGAGATGGGACGCGCTGCGGCGGCACAACCGGATGAACTGGTCTTTGCTGCACTGCGTGACGGGATCAATGCAGCCTGCTATGACGGCCAGAACTTCTTTGATACCGAACACCCCGTCTACCCAAATGTGGATGGTACCGGTGATGTGGAGCTGGTCAGCAACATGTTTGTGGCAAAAACCGGCTCTGTCGGTGCACAGGCGGATTACAGCGGCCCGGCCTGGTATCTGCTTGACTGCTCCCGCGCGGTAAAACCGCTGATTTATCAGGATCGCCGCAAGGCCGAACTGGTTGCCCAGACAAAAGTCGATGAAGGCCGTGCGTTTACTGATAACGAGTTTGTGTTCGGTGCTTCCGCCCGTCGCAATGTGGGCTACGGCTTCTGGCAGATGGCCTACATGATGCAGTCACCGCTGACGCTGGATGCGCTGTGGCACGGCTGGTCAGCCATGCGTGACTTTAAGGCTGACGGTGGCCGCAAACTCGGCATCAGACCCACCCATATTGTTGTCCCCACCTCGCTGGAAAAACAGGCGGTGCAGCTGCTGGAGCGCGAGCTGTTCGCGGACGGTAACACCACCGTCTCCAACGAGATGAAAGGCAAGCTGGAACTGGTTGTCGCGGATTATCTGTAAACGGTGAGCCGGGCTTACGGCCCGGCCCCTGCGGAGGGCAAATATGAATGAACATCACACTGTGGCAGCAACAGATGATTCAGGTCTTCGGGTCAGTGGTGACAATCCTGTCACGGTACTGGCAGAAGTGCGTTGCAGTCGTACGCAGTTTCGTCGTGCGGGGTTCCTGTTCATGCGGGGACGCCAGCAGGTTGACGTCACCCCGGAGCAGCTTGCCCGACTGGAAGCGGAGCCATGCCTCACTGTACGAATACTACAGACGCCTGGTGATGATGCGGGAGCCGTGGCGGGTGTGGTTCATGCAGAGACCGGTGCAGATTTAGCCGGAGCCGAAGCCGAAGCCGAAGCCGAAGCCGAAGCCGAAGCCGAAGCCGAAGCCGAAGCCGAAGCCGAAGCCGAAGCCGAAGCCGAAGCCGAAGCCGAAGCCGGACAGGATGCTCCCCGGAAAAATACCGGTAGCAAAGCGAAACAGGCGAAAAAGGTCCGTGCATGAATTACGCCACCGAAACCGATATGCGGGCGCGTTACCGCGAGGATTTTCTCAGGTCATTACTGAGCGTGCCCCGTTCGGATGAGCCGGACACAAGCAAGCTGAACCGGGCGCTGACGGATGCGTCTGCCCTTATCGACAGTTACCTGTCTGCCCGTTACACGCTGCCGCTGGCGGTAGTTCCGGCGGTCCTTGTTCAGCACTGCTGCGCGATTGCCTTTTATTACCTGTGCGATCAGCGGGCCTCCGATCAGGCGCGTGACCGTTACCGTGAGGCGCTGGCCTGGCTGAAAGACGTCATGAACGGCAACGTGCCGGTCGGCGTGGATACGGACGGCGAGGCTCCTGAATCCGGGGATTTACCGCAGGTGCAGTCTGATGCGGCGGTATTCGGGCGCAACCAGAAGGGCTTCATATGATTACGGAAACCGAACAGGCGTACATCGCCCGCATCCGGGAGTATTTCGGGAACGAACTGGTGTCGGTGGACACGCATCCCGGCGACTGGAGCGACAGTGTGCTGCGCACCATGCTGATTAACGCCCCGGCGATCTACGTTGCCTGGCTGGGTGCCGGTGAAGGCCGGACCCGTGGTCGTCTGGTCAGTCACTGGGTGTTCTACGTCATCGGCGACATGCTCAACGGGCGTGAGGCCAGCCGTCCGGGGCTTTATCAGATTGTGGCCCGTCTGATTGCCGTACTGAACGGCTTCAGAACAGAAAACACCTCACCGCTTTACTTTGAAAAGGCGGTCAACGGTTACACCGAAACGCAGGCCGACAGTGGCGCGGTGATGTATGCGCTTTATTTCGCCTGCGAGGAAATGATCGCACCGCTGACTGATATCAGCTCGCTGGATGATTTCCTGCGCCATTACGAAACCTTCACCGAACCGGAAGGCACACCGGCATTTGAGGCGCACATCAGCCTGCCAGGTGCAACCGCCGCCGGTGAAAAAGCCGGACCGTCAGAGGAATAACAGATGACAACCATTTTTATCAAACCCGCGCCGGGATGCCTGATCCGCGATCCGGACACCATGAAACCGCTGGCGCAGGAGGGAGAGGAAAAACCCTTCACCCCGTTCTGGTGCCGCCGTCTTAATGACGGGGACGTCATTGTGGTGGAAAAAGCGGCGGAAGCAGCAGCGTCTGCAACGACTGATGCCGCCGGAAAACCCGCGGGAGCGGCAGCAGAAAAACCTGCGGCTGAAAAACCCGCAGCATCAGACAAGGGGACTTCCTGATGATTAACTTTGATTTCATCGGCGATAACAACCGTATTCCGCTGATACAGATTGAAATTAATAACTCGATGGCCGTGACCGGTACGCCGCCACAGCGGCAGGCGGTGCTGTTGTTCGGGCAGCGAAACCGTAATGCGTTCGGGGTGGTGGATTCCCCGGTACGTATCACCCGCGCCGCTCAGGCGACAGAACTCTGGGGACGCGGCTCCATGATTGCCCGGATGGTGGAAGCCTTTATTGCCAGTAATCCTGACACGGAACTGTATGCCATTGCGCAGGGCGAAGGCACCGGCACCGCCACTTCAGGCACGATCACGCTTTCCGGTACGGCAACGGAAGACGGCACCCTGAATCTCTATATTGCCGGTCGCCCTTATTATATGGCGGTCACGAAAGGCAAACAGGGCAACATTCTGGCGGATGATCTTTCCACCATGATAAACGCTGACAATGACAGTCCGGTGACGGCCAGCACTTCCGTGCCGGACGGCAATCAGGATCAGACCAGAAAAGTGATCACCCTGACAGCGAAGTTTACCGGCGAGTGTTCCGTGCATGATGTCCGGCTGAATTATTATTCCGGTGAAGTCACGCCAGCCGGTATTACGGTGTCGCTGGCCGGTGGTACTGCGCCAAAAAACCCGGATATCACCCACAGTATCGCAGCCATGGGGACGCGCCAGTATAACTATATAGTGATGCCCTATAAGGACAGCGCAAACCTTAAGATTCTGGCAGATGAGCTGCTGAAACGCTGGGGACCGGTAAAAATGTCCGACGGTATGGTCTGGATGGCGCACACCGGCACATTAGGCGCGGTAACCAGCTTTGGTGAATCCCGGAACGACTTCCTGTTTACCTGCACCTCCATTCCGAAGGCACCGGAGCCGGATTATATCTGGGCGGCCTCCATTTGTGCGGTCTGTGCACCGTCCCTGTCAACAGATCCGGCCCGACCATTACAGACACTGGCGCTGCCTGCCCGTATGGCACCGGAAGCCCCGGCGCGTCTGACGAGGGAAGAGCGCAACAGCCTGCTTTATACCGGAATATCCACCGTGACCATCGCGGCCGGTGATGTGGTGCAGATTGAGCGTCAGGTGACGATGTACCGCCAGAATGCTTACGGCGAAAGCGATCCCAGCTATCTGGATGTGGAAACTATCTACACCCTGTCATACCTGCGTTATTCCCTGCGCACCTTTATCACGCAGCGTTTCCCGCGCCACAAACTGGCCGATAACGGCACCCCCGTCCGGCCCGGTCAGAATATCGTGACGCCGGAGATCATGACGCTCCAGCTGATTGCGCTGGGGGAAGAATGGGTGGATCAGGGGCTGGTCGAAAACCTGGACACCTTTAAAAAGAATCTGCTCGTGGAGCGCAACGCAAAAGACCGTAACCGTCTGGATGTGATGTGTACACCGGACCTGGTTAACCAGTTCCGCTTCATGGCCGCGCAGATCCGCTTCATTTTGTGAGGTAAGGCATGAGCGGAAAACAGTATCAGGGTACGGCCACCATCCGTGTGAACGGACAGGAATACGCCACCCTTGAGGGAGCCACGTTCTCCCCGTCCGGCTTTGAGCGTGAAGTGGTGAAAGGCGCGAAAGTCTATGGCTATCGCGAGAAACCACGTGAAGCGACGCTGGACTGTAAATTCCCGGCTGGCGGAGAAGGTTCACCGGCCGCCGATGAAATCAACACCTGGACTGCGGTCACGATTGAGTTCGTGGCCGATACCGGCGAAGTCCACATGATGACGAAAGCCTGGAGCAGTGAACCGGCCTCGCTTGACGGTGGCGGTGATATTTCCGCGAAGTTCGCCAGCGCCACCAGTACCCGTGTCCAGTAATCAGGAAAAATGCAATGAGCACACGCAAGAAAAAAACGGCGGTCTCTGACGAGGCCGTGATTGAGGCTATCCGTGATGCGCTTGAGGACGGCGATCCCCGCACCGCCGGGCTGGCTGAACAGCTGGCGAACGGCTATGTGGATCTGCTTGATGGCCTGCCGTTCGGGGAATCCCGTGAATACCGCGTCACCTTCCGCGAACTGACAGCGAAAGACAGCATTGATGCGGAAACCGAGGCCGAGCGTCTTATGGAAACCCGAAACGGTCCGGTTCTGGTGGCCTCACCGGCACTGCGCGGCATTGCGCTGCTGCGCCGTCAGATTGCCGCTGTCGGCCAGATTGAGGGACCATTGTCTCCGCGTCAGATCGGACAGCTCAGCGAGCGCGATCTCTCCCGTCTGATGGCGGCGATAGGCCTGCTTGATTCCGCGATGGCCGGAAAGCTGGTCGCTGAACGGGGGCGACCAGATGCAGTGCCGGGATCAGATTGAAGAAGCAGCCATTGTGCTGGGGATGGTGACAAAAAGCGGCCCGGAATGGGCGCTTAACCTCCCCTTATCGCAGCTTTACCGGCACTGCCGACAGACCGAAAAAATTCTCAGAGCGAAGCAGTAACCCATGGCAAAAAACCTGAAAGCCTCCCTGATTGTCGATTTACTCGGCAATATTTCCGCCAAATCCCGCCAGTGGTCACAGGAGCTGGGGGCATTCTCCCGTTCCGGCAGGACAGGCCTGGGTGGTATTGGAAATGCAGCCCGCCGTGCCGGTCAGGAGACAGAGCTTGTCGGCTCCCGTATGCAGCGAACGCTTGCCGGTGTCCGTGGCAGTATCCGCACGGTGACGTCGGATTTTGACCGGCTTCAGGGCAGTATTACCGGCACGCTGGGACGCCTCAGCAACCTTTACGGGATGCTGGCAGGTGGGGCTGCGGTCTACGGTTTTAATAAAGCCTTTATCCGCCCGGCCGCAGAGATGGAGAACTATATTCTGCGTCTCAATGCCATTAATCATGGCGATACGGCAAAAACGGAAGCAGTGAAAGCCTGGGCGGTACAGAACGCCAAAGACACCACCTGGGGGCTGGCGGGGGTTATGCAGGAATACGCCTCCAGTCGCGGGTTCGGTATGAGTGACAGGGAAGCCCGCCGCTTTATTACCATGCTTCAGGATCAGGGTGGCTATCACGGCTGGTCACTGTCAGATGCACAGGGTGCGTCCCTGCAACTCAAACAGATGTTTGCCCGTCAGAGTATTCAGGCAGCGGACGCCAATATCCTGACCGGATACGGGATCAACGTTTACCAGTTACTGGCCGATAAGCTGGGTGTAAACCAGAAGATCATCCGTGAGAAAGGCGAGAAAGGAAAACTGGGACCGGACAGCATTCGTCTGTTATTTCAGGTGATGGCCGAACAGGCAAAAGGTGCCCAGAAAAATGCCATGAACTCCTGGACAGGGATGACCTCCATGATGGGAGATGTCTGGGATCAGTTTGCCCGTGATGTGATGGCAAAGGGGCCGTTTGACAGCCTGAAAAAGAGCCTGAAGGGCTTCCTGGATTATGCCGATGCGGCACAGAAAAGCGGCTTACAGGATAAGCTGGCCACGCAGACGGCCTCGGCCCTTAATCGGGGATTTGAGTATGCCAGAGACGCTGCGACCGGCTTTTACCGGGCCATTCAGAAAGTCAGGGAAACCCTTCAGGCACTGCGCGACGCCGGTTATGGCGATGCACTGGATCGCATTGGTCAGGGCGCACAGACAGCGGCGAAATATCTCCTGTATATGTATCTCGCCACCCGTGCGCTGAAGGCGGTCCGCGCCATAGGGATTGGGGCACTGCGACCGGGAGCTGCATTGTTAGGGTACGGATTGTCCACGGCCGCCGTGCTGACCTCACCTTTCCGCAAACCACAGACCACTGTGCCGGGAACGCAGCCCGGACGCGGCCAGCGTTTTATGAACTTTCTTACCGGGATAAATCCTGCTGCCGTTCAGCCCGTACTGGTCACTAACTGGCCTGCGGGTGGTCTGGCATCAGGTGGCGGGGATGTGATGGTCAGCGGTGACGGCAAAACCGTGCGCGGCCGTAAAAAGCGCGGCCCCGGACGCGGACGGGGTGTTCAGACCGTCGTGACCGCCGGTGAGCAGCTGGCGGAAAGTGCCGGTAAACAGGGCTTCTTCGGTCGCATGATGAGCCGTGCCGGTGGGCTGCTGACGGCTGCCGGAAACCGCATGGGGCTGGGACGTTTTTCCGGGCTGTTCCGTGGTGCCGGTCGGCTGGGCGGTGGTGCCCTGTGGGCCGGTGCCATGGCGGCCCCTGTACTGCTGGACAGCAGCGCCAGTGCAGCCGATAAAGCCGGTGCCGTGGGTTCCCTTGCCGGTAGTATCGCCGGTGGCGCACTGGGGGCGGCTGCCGGTCCGGTCGGGGTTGCCATTGGTTCCACGGTGGGCAGCTATCTTGGTGATTATCTGGGGGGCTGGCTGACGCAGGCCTGGCAGAAACTGCGTGGCGGCAGTGATGAAAACGGCGGACAGGCCACCGCGAAAACCGCCGCACGGGTGGAGCTGGTTGCCCCTGAAGGCTGGCGGGCACGCAGTATTGATGTGGATGATACCGCACAGCATGGCCTTGATGTGAACGTCTGGAACGGAGGAAACTATGGCCTCTACTGACACGCCGGGGCGTGGCTCCTTTCGTGGCGTGCCGTTCCTGGTTTATCAGGAGCAGCGGGAACGGGGCGGACGTAACATTGTGCGCCGTGAATATCCGCTGCGTGAAAGCGGCGGTGCGGATGATTTAGGACCAAAACTCCCGGAGTTCACATTCACGGTTCTGGTGACCGGAGACGATCTTCAGACGCAGCGAAGCCGCCTGCGTGATGCGCTGCGGGCACCCGGTGCCGGTGAACTGATGCACCCGGATTACGGCACGTTAAACGTGCTGATAAACAGCTTTGAAAGCCGTTATAACGCCAGCGAACAGGGAACGGTTGAGTTCACGATCAACGTGATCCCCGCCAGTGACGATACCGCACCCTCGGTGGCAGAAGATACGGCAGCTGCGCTGGGGCAGAAAAGCGGTTCAGCAATGAATCAGCTGTTTAACACACTTTCAGACGGCTGGACGGTGATTTCAGACGGCCTGCATGATGTGCAGGCCATGACCGACACCATCAGCGACAAAATTGATGCGCTGGAAAATGCCGTTTCGGGGATGGGGATTGTGCAGGATATCAGTGCCTTTACGGCCAGCTTTGTGGCCCTGAAAGGCAATGCCACGGCCCTGATTAATGCGCCCCGTCGCATGGCTGAATCGCTGGCAGGCATGTTTGCCGTGCTGGCGGGGCTGCCCGGCGATCCGTCCCTGTCACTGACCGGCCAGCCCGGGACACCATCCGGCAGCCTGGACACAAACCGTAACAGCATGACAGAGCAGGCCATGCCGCAGCTGTACCGCACACTTTCTTCCCTGCGTTACACCCTCAGCGAACAGGATGATCCGCAGCGTCTGATTGGTCTGACGCCTGCGGCACAGAAAAATATCCGCCTGCTGCGTACCGTCATGCAGGGCGCAACCCTGGTGTCGCAGGCGCAGACGGTCGGAAAACTGCTGGATCAGGTCATCCGGCAGGATACGACGCACGTTCAGGATAATGACCGGGCGGGCAGACCCGCCTGGCTGGAAAGTTCTGCTGATGTGCAGCGTATCAACCGGGATTTGAGTGATGCCATGGAACAACAGGTGCTGGATCTGTCCGCGCAGGGCTATACCGGCACCGCCCTTGCATTACGGGATGCCAGACTTGCGCTGACAGAAGATTTGACCACACGGAGCGTACATCTTCCCGGTGCCTCTCAGGTCATGGTGCGCACCACCGAACCGGCACTGGTCACGCTGTACCGGGCCACCGGCAACAGCCGCCGCTGGCAGTATTTTGTCCGCCGGAACAACATCCCCGATCCGGTTTTTGTTCCGGGGGGCCGCAGTGTGGAGGTGATCAGTGAGCAGCAGGATTGAACTGTATATCGGCGGCAGTATTTTTTCCGGGTGGCTGACGGTCAGCGTCCGCCGCTCCCTGGAACATCTGGCCGGGTCGTTTGAGCTGGGGCTGATGCTGCCCGGCGAGCGTATCCCGTCCGCCCTGCGGAGCGGTCAGTCCCTGACGCTCAGGATCAACGGGCAGACCGTGGTCAGTGGCTGGCTGGATCAGGTCAGTCAGCGTATCAGTGCAGCCCGTCATCAGATCACCATCAGCGGACGGGATAAAACCGGTGACCTGGTGGACTGTGCTGCCGTTCACCCCGGCAGCCAGTGGCGAAACCGGACGCTGGCGCAGATTGCCGCAGATTTATGTGCGCCCTTCGGGATAAACGTGCGCTGGCAGGTGAATGATGACAGTGCGGCCCGTCCCTTTGTCTCTTTTACACTGGAAAATTCAGAAACCGTGGCAGATGCGCTGACCCGTGCAGCCCGGCATCGCGGGGTGCTGGTGACCAGCAATGCTGACGGCGATCTGGTGTTCACTCAGGCGGGAAACCAGCAGACGGACAGACTGGTGCTGGGGGAAAACCTGCTTGATGCAGACTACAACACGGACTGGCGCGGACGATACAGCGAATACCGTGTCCGGGGGCACGGACGCGGCGGGGGTAAACAGGGAGACAGTGAGTCGGCCGCCCGGCTGGCAGCCCCTGTGGCCACCATCAGTGATGAGCAGATCGGTCGTTACCGGCCGAAAATCATCCTTGCCGATCATCAGATTGACACCACCGGCGCACGGCAGCGTGCCCTGCGTGAGATGCGCCGGGCGGTTGCCCGTTCAGAACGGTTTTCCGCCACCGTGCGCGGCTGGTTCCGGGACGATGGCCGGTTATGGGATGTCAATCTGCTGACCGGTGTTTCGGCCCTGCGCTTTGGTACTGCGCAGACCGAACTGCTGGTCTGTCAGGTGGAGTTTTTACTGGATGAGCAGAACGGGGAAGTCTCCCGGCTGGTACTGGCACCGCGTGACGGCTTTATCGTTCCGGCAGAGCCGGACAGCAAGGGCCGTGGCGGTGGTTCCGGTGATGATGTTGATGCCTTTATTCGCCAGCAGATGAAAAAACAGGGGATCAGCTTTGATGAATGATGAAGTGTTCAGCCGCCTGATTGCCCCGGTGACACGCGGTATTCGTCTGCTGTTTGGCCGGGGTGTTCTGACCGGCACACACGACGAACTGAAAATGCAGAATGTGCAGTTCACCGGCATGGACGGCGAAACGTTTGATGATGTGGAGCGCCCCCAGCAGTACGGCCAGATCAGTGTGCCCCTGCCGGGCGCAGAAACCTTTTTTGCCTGTCTGGGCGGGCAGCGGGATCAGGCCGTGGTACTTGTGGTGGAAGACCGGCGCAGCCGCCCGACCGGACTCACCGCCGGAGACACCGGCGTGTATCACCATGAGGGGCACCGCATACGTCTGACAAAAGACGGCCGGATCATCGTGACCTGTAAGACGCTGGAAATTTATGCCGATGAAAGTGTTCAGGTGGATACGCCGGAAGCCACCTTTACGGGCAATGTGACGGTGAATAAGAACCTGCATGTTAAGGGGAATTTCGCGCTTGATGGTACGGGGAAATCTCAGGGACTGTTCACCATGTCAGACGCGGTTATTGCCGGGATCACCTATTCCGGTCATGTGCATCATGATAACGGCGAAGGCAGTAAGACAGGAGTGCCGGAGAATGGCTGATATTGCAATTGTGTGGGATCAGGGATGCGGTTCGCTGCAACTCAACGGTGCTGACCTGCTGACGGATGACAGTCTGCTGACGGCTGTGCTGATATCCCTGTTTACTGACCGCCGGGCACTGGCATCGGATGAAATCCCTGACGGTACGCGTGACCGCCGGGGATGGTGGGGAGACAGTTTTCGCCCGCGCCCCATTGGCTCCCGTCTGTGGCTTCTCAGCCGGGAAAAAACGCTGGCCTCCGTGGTACGCCGTGCCCGTGCTTACGCAGATGAGGCGCTGGGCTGGCTCAGTCAGGATGGCGTGGCGTCATCCGTGGCGTGTTATGCAGAACGCGTGGGACACGCGCGACTGGCGCTTTCGGTGCATATAACCCTGCCCGATGGTTCGGTGAGACCCATGATTTTTTACGCTGATCTTAAGGGGGAGTAATGCCTTATCAGCCTTTACCGCTGGCACAGTTAATCACGCAGACACAGCAGGATATCAGCCAGCGCCTGCCCGGTTCGCAACCGGGCGTGAGTGAAACCACCCTGAATGCCATTGCTTATGCCCAGGCGGGGTTGTCTGCACAGGAGCATGAGCATCTGGCCTGGATTGCGCGTCAGATCATCCCGACAGAAGCTGATGAAGCCGAACTGCTGAAGCACTGCGCGTTCTGGGGCGTCATGCGTAAACCCGCTTCACGGGGGGACGGGCCGGTACAACTGATGCTGACGACGGATGCGGGGATCACGGAAGGTGTGCTTCTCCAGCGCAGTGACGGCGTGGTTTACCGCATCACCGCCTCCCTGACCGGCAAGGCCGGTACGCTGAATGTCAGTGTGGAGGCCGAAAGTGCCGGTCGTGCGGGAAATGCCCCGGCAGGGACAAAACTGACCTTTATCACACCGCAGGCGGGGATCAACCAGACGGCCACGGTGACCGGCACGGGGATCACCGGTGGTGCAGACGTGGAAACCGTACCGGAGCTGCTTTCCCGTCTGGTTTTCCGGGTGCAGAATCCGCCGTCCGGCGGCACGCAGTATGATTTCGAACGCTGGGCGCGTGAAGTGCCTGGCGTGACGCGGGCATGGTGCCGCCCGGAATGGCCGCAGGCGGGCAGCGTGGGGGTAACGTTCGTTCAGGATAATAACCCGGATATTTTCCCCGGTGACGGTGATGTTCAGCGGGTGGCGGATTATATCCGCAGTCATGATGATCCGGCGACCGGCCAGCCAGTCGGGCAGCCGCTGGGGCCGACGGTGACCGTGTTTAAACTGACCAATAAGCCGGTGCCCTTCAGCATCAGGATCATCCCGAAAACACCGGAGAATCAGGCGGCCGTAAAACAGGCGCTGACCGACCTGTTATACAACGAATCCCGGCCCGGCGGTCTGGTTCTGCCGTCGTCTTTCTGGCGTGCCGTGGCGGGGGTGAAAAATCTGGAGGATTTTGAAGTGCGCAGTCCGCTGACGTCGGTTCAGGCGGGCGACAGTGAGCTGCTGACGGTGGGAGAAATCACATGGCTGTAACCCTCACCCCGCATCAGCGCGCCCTGTTGCAGTTGCTGCCTGACGGGCTGGCATGGGACAAGCGTCCGTCATCTGTACTGGCATCGCTATGTCTGGGCCTCAGTCATTCCACCGCGCGTGTGTCCTGGACGGGAAAACAGCTGTTTGCCGAGCGATTCCCTGACTCGTCGCGCCTGCTGCTGGAAGACTGGGAGCGTTATCTGGGCCTTCCTGAATGTGATATGGCCGGAGCCACCCTCACGGAGCGACAGCGTTATGCCGGAAATAAATACCGGATGAAGCCCTCGCTGAACCGTGAATTTTATATCCGGTTTGCGGCGGAGTTTGGTTATGAAATAGATATTCAGCCCTCACCGGATTCGCAGTGGGTCAGTATTGTCACGATTAACAGCGAAACCGGCTACCGGCATATGAATGTGCTGGATGATATCCTCACCCCGCTGCGTATTTATGAAGGCGGCGCGCTGGAATGTATTCTGAACCGTTATAAGCCCGCGTGGCAGACGTTTATTTACGTCTATGCAAACAGCCATGAAGAGGAGAATATCTGATGTTTCATGTTGATAATAATTCCGGCGTGGCGAATATGCCTGCGCTGGCACCGGCGCAGAGTAATACCACCACCTGGTTTACCGAAGGTGACGGACAGAAAGGTATCAGCTGGATCGGTCAGGACTGGCTGAATATTCTCCAGGCCGAACTGCTGAATATTCTGGCTGAAGCCAATATCCAGCCGGATAAGGCGCAGTTAAACCAGCTTACGCTGTCCATTAAAGCCATTATCGCTGCGAATGCCTTTTCCCGGAAAAATAACCTGAAAGAAATTGCTGATGCCGGTGCGGAGGCCCAGCGTCTGGCCCGTGGTTATCTTGGTCTGGGGACGCTTGCCACAAAAAACAGTCTTGGTCCCGGTGACGTTAATGCACTGGCAAAGGATCAGAATCTGGCCGATCTGGAGAATAAGGGGACCGCCCGTAATAATCTGGATGTTTACAGCAGGAGCGAAGGTGATAACCATTACCTGCGCAGGGAGCAGAACGGCGCAGACATTCCGGATAAAGGGGCTTTTATCGATAACGTCGGTTTACGGGATACGGTAAACAAGGCCGCGAATGCCCTGCCATCGAACGGCACGGCTGTTGCAGCAAACAGGCTGGCCAACGCCCACAAAATCAATGGTGTCGCCTTTGACGGAACGCAGGATATCACTATCTCATCAGGAACAGTGACGGGTATCAGGCTGGGGTCTGTGACCGCACATATGCCCGGAACATGGGAAAGCTGGGATCTGAATCTGGGGGGCGGCAATGTTCTTACCGGAATTAAAGTACAGGATGTCGGTAAGAATACGGCAGATAACGTCGGCGGCGTGTATTACCGGCCGTTGCAGTATCTGTTAAATGGAGCATGGGTGACGGCTGCAAGTATATAATGATATTCAGAAGGCCTTCCGGCCTTCTTTATTACTGTGGCAGCTCAGGCCATTTAATGGCGTTAAATTCAGCTTCTGTTTTAATGGCGGGTAGTTCCATTTTCTTCACCTGACTGATGTATGCCATCCATTGGGTAAGTGCTGCTCTGTCTTCATCACTGATCGTGCCCAGTTGTAGCTCAGTTCTCCAGTCATTAATTTTTTCATATGCCTGATTAAGATATGACTGGCGCTGTGCTTCCGCTTTTTTGGTGTAGTTAACCGGAAGCCGGGAGATAACGCCATTATCAAACGTCCAGTTTCCTGAAATATCCGTGCCTTCAGGGAGTTCATCGGCCTCAACCACGGAAAAACCCGCAGGATACAGTGCCGAGGCGTCCTGTGATATTGAGCAGATAACGCCGCTGTCTGGTGTTATGCAAAGTTTATATTTTTTTGTGAATAATGGCAGGGACTCGTAGAAATCCTTACCATCTTCACTCTGAAAATACTGTACATCATTACCATAGGGTTTGTGTTCCGGGTAATATCGTTTAACATTAATCAGTTGCATAAACATCACCATGTGAATCAATGATAAAAACAGGAATAATACTATCGCCATATACAGGCAAGGGTTGTCTGAAATAACGCATATTTTCAGGTGCTGACCGCCGCGTCATGAATCGTTAATTAAATTATAAGCCGGTAATATGCGGTTATCATATTGGCCTGTCCATCCTTTGTCGTTATGTTCCTGCCTCACCGGCTCCGTCATAAAAAGTACCGTGACGCTTTTTTTGAATTTCCGCAAAACACATATTTATCAGCGGTTGTTATTCTGACTCTGTTTAATTCAGAAACAGGCAGAAAAGACGATGTCAGACTCCCAGTGGAAAATGCTCTCCGCCATGCCCGGAGAGTTTTCAGTCAAGGTTGCCGGTGGCACTGTGGCATTTATTGAAAGCCCTTTCCGGCCTTCGGGTAATAAAGGCGGGATCACCTTTGCAGATTGTGTGATCCGCTTCAGCACGAAAGAGCCATTATGGGTAATGCCTGTGTCCGGTACCCCCAGTGCAGAAATTACCAGCTCTGGCGTGACCGGCGTCATTCCCATTACGTCGGATGTGGCCGGAACGCTCACCCCATCGGACTGGAATGCACCGGATAACGCCGGGTCTTCCGGCAGTGTGAGTGGCGGCAACAGAGAGCCGGAGTATTACTACGTGGTTGTGCTTGCCGGACAGTCCAACGGCATGGCCTACGGTGAGGGGCTTCCGTTACCGGACTCTTATGACCGCCCGGACCCGCGCATTAAACAGCTGGCACGCCGCAGTACAGTGACGCCGGGTGGAGACGCCTGTGCATACAATGATGTGATTCCGGCTGACCATTGTCTGCATGATGTACAGGATATGAGCGGTGTTAATCATCCGAAAGCGGACCTGAATAAGGGGCAGTATGGCTGTGTCAGTCAGGGGCTGCATATTGCCAAAAAGCTGCTGTCGTATATCCCGCAGAATGCAGGGATACTTCTGGTGCCCTGCTGTCGTGGTGGTTCTGCATTCACCACCGGTGCCGACGGTACATTCAGTGAGGCCAGTGGCGCATCCGCTGACGCTGCACGCTGGGGTGCCGGTAAACCCCTGTATCAGGACATGGTCAGCCGGACAAAAGCGGCGCTGGCGAAGAACCCGAAAAACAGGCTGCTGGCGGTGGTATGGATGCAGGGCGAGGCAGACCTTGCTTCAGGCAGTCAGCAGCATAACGGTTTATTCACGGCCATGGTTCAGCAGTTCAGGACTGACCTGTCCTCACTTGCTGCACAGTGTGTGAGCGGAAATGCCACCACGGTGCCGTGGATTTGCGGTGATACCACGTATTACTGGAAAAACGCTGGCACCGATAAATATGAGACAGTATACGGTGGCTACAAAGGCAAGGAAGCACAGAATATTTTCTTTGTACCGTTCCTGACAGATGAAAACGGCGCAAACACGCCAACAAATGCTCCGGCGGAAGACCCGGATATTGTGGCTGTCGGGTATTATGGTGCAGCATCCCGTACTCAGGGCAGTTTTGTCTCGACACAGCGTGACAGCCATTTCAGCTCATGGGCACGCAGGGGCATTATTTCAGACCGTCTGGCCTCCGCTATTCTGCTCCATGCAGGGCGCACGGCTGAACTGATGGGCGGGCAGACCGTGACACCACCGGATGAGAAGCCATCACCTGACTCCCCATCAACACCATCGCCGGATACACCGTCCACTCCACCGGCTGACACCACGACGATGAGCACGCTGTTTGCTTACCGGACATCTGAATCAGAAGGTCAGCTGTCACCACAGGGCTGGAGCGCGGGAGGTGGCAAGGCTGAAATCGTGGATGATGCCGGAGCAGGTAGTGGTAAGGCCATGAAACTGACCAAGGAAACAGGCAAATCCTCCTGGTACCTTGAGCATGATGCCGGTAATGGTGCGGACCTGCTGGGTAAAGGTGGCCTTGTCAGTTGCCGGTTTAAGGTTGATGGTACGCTTACGGCTAATCAGTACGCGATGGCGCTGTACTGGCCGGTTTCTGCCCTGCCGCAAGGGGTTACTCTGGAAGGTAATGCCGGTCATAACCTGCTGGCATCGTTTTACGTTCAGAGCGATGCCACAGACCTTAACGTGATGTACCACAAGGGCAATACGGCGCAAAACACGAAACTGGGGTCATTCGGTGCATTTAATAACGAATGGCATACGCTGGGCTTCCGTTTTGCCGGTAACAACAGTATTGAGGTGACGCCGGTCATTGATGGTAAGGACGGGACACCATTCATGCTGTCTCAGTCTCCGGTTGGCACGTTTACGGCAGACAAATTACGGGTGACTGATATCACCAGCGCTGCGACATATCCGGTGCTGATTGACAGCATTGTGGTGGAAGTGAATACCCCGTCAGCAGGATAAAAAAAATGCCGCCTGGAAAGGGAAAACAAGGAAACCGGCGGCAAAAGTCGTTATGTCCAAAGCAAAAAATGCAGGACGCCTTTTTAACCAACAGGTATTAACTATGTCAACACCATATTAATAATGGAGATGAATAATGACATTTATACAGCTTATTTTATTATATTTCTGCTCGGTGGTCTGCGCGTTATATCTGGTGAGTGGTGGCTACAAAGCTATCCGAAATTATGTCCGCCGTAAAATTGATGACGCAGCAGCGGAAAAACTCAGTAAAACAACAACGGCAACCCCGCTCCCAAAAGACCCGACCCAGCCCTGATTGCAGGGCTGTATTCCCGCATAAGGAGGATATACATGCCAGAGATTAAAGGCACTGTCACTGAAGACCTGGTCAAACAGGCGCTGTATTCAGGTGAAGTAAATAAATTACTGAAAGCGCAGGTCCGCAAGGATTTTGAGGCACAAATCGACACTTACGTTGATGAGGTGCTGGCAAAACTTCTTGGGCCAGCTGCTGCGGCCAGTGATGCTGATAATGAGCCGAAAACCGACGCACAGCCAGAACAACCAGAACCGGCTCAGTCCGGAACTGACAGTACTATGATGTAACAATACAAACCGGCAGTTTCTCCTGCCGGTTTAATTCTAATGAAAACATCCTTGCTATTTTTCTGATATGTAAAGCGCTGAATAGCATTGAGTATTCCGGGAATATAACAGCAGGCAATCCAGCTTAATCCCCGAGTATAACTGAAACATAACAGGGCATCATTGACCCACCTTAGCCTCATCCTTGTGCAGAAGCGCTCCCAGAATGCTATATAACTCATCAGCCTGTTGCTCCATCATTGAGACAGAGGCAACACGGTGCAACCTGATTTCAGGAGGTGGAGTACATCCATCCTCTTCCTTAGGAGGAAAGACATAAGATTTAATAAAAAAATTGAAGCATATGAACTTTCCCGCACTCGAACTGTATTTGCAGACATCTGAATAATCGGAAAAATAATCATTATAAATTTCCGCGTTTTCAATTGTGTTTTGATTTATCGTCGTTACATGATTGTTCATCACAGCCTCTCACGACAGCAGATAACTAATTGATTTTTATTAATTAGTTGAGTTGTTTGCTTTGCGGTGTTCAAATGTACAATCATTCATCACTTATGCGTTACTGCACCTTTTAAAATTAGTGATCAACCTCATAAAATTTTCGCTAATGACATTTCGTGTTATTTGTTGTATCAATTAAACAAATCGAATCGATCGTTTTTGTCGATCGATTTGATGAAGCAAACATCAACAACAACAACAAAGCAGGAGGTTATGCGGCCATGTATCGAAACATACGGTGCCGACACTGCAATAAGCTACTGGCACGGGCCAGTTTCAGCTATCTGGAAGTCAAATGCCCGCGCTGTAAAACCCTCAATCAAATCACATCACAGAGCGCCACAGAGCACCCCACATACACAAGGAAATCCTGTCGTGGGGAACAAAAAGCAAGTTACATCCCGTATCATCAGCACGCCTGAACTTATTCGCTATAACGACAATATCGTTGGTTATGGCTCCCGTGAATTGCGTGTTGAGACAATAAGTTGTTGGCTGGCCCGACTGGTCATCGTCAATAAACATTACAGCCACCGTTTCGTAAATAACTCCTACCTTCATCTGGGGATATTTTCAGAACGGGAGCTGGTTGGCGTAATGCAATGGGGTTATGCCCTTAATCCAAACAGCGGAGCGCGCATCGTAACGGGTACGCAGAACCGTGAATACATGGAGCTTAACCGGCTATGGATGCATGACTGTATGCCGAGAAACTCCGAATCAAGGGCAATCAGTTACGCACTCAAACTCATCAGGCAACTTTATCCGCAGGTGCAGTGGGTTCAGTCGTTTGCAGATGAGCGTTGTGGCTGTCTTGGTGTCGTGTATCAGGCAAGCAATTTTGATTATGTTGGCAGCCATGAATCAACATTCTATGAACTTGATGGCGAGTGGTATCACGAGATTTGCAGGAATACCATCAAACGAGGAGGACAGCGAGGTGAACATCTGAGGGCTAATATCGACAGAGCCAGTGTTCATAAATTCCGCCAGTTTCGTTACATCCGGTTTCTGAACAAGAGAGCCAGAAAACGCCTCAACACAAAGCTATTCAAAGTCCAGCCTTACCCAAAACCACAGACAGTTAAAACCGGTTTGAAAGAGAGTTGA